TGCTGAATTATTAGGGTTAGTAGTAGTATTATTTTGATTATTATTTGAGGAATCATCACCATAACCTCTTTGATAACCCGTATATGCACCAATTCCAGCACCTAATATACCACCAACAGCCGTACCTATGGGTCCTAATAAAGAACCCATCATAGCACCAGTACCAGCGTAAGTTAAAGCATCTCCAGCAACATTCATCATATTACTAGCTTCACTACCTTCATTAGTAACCATTCCACTCACGGCATTAACACCTATACCTATGGCACCCATACCCATACCAATCTTACCACCTCGAATACTTCTATTCGAAGTCTTACCACCTGATTTACTCCCACCACCATTAGCTCCCATTCCCATGGATTTACTAGCAACGGAATTAAACCCTGCACCTAGTAATTGACCTCTAGCCAACCATATTGCTGTTTTACCTAAAATATATGCTATACCTGATGATATTGGATTTTCAGCAATTAATTTTACTACATTGGCACCAAAATCACCAACCCATCTACCGACATCTTGTAAGTGTTCAAAAACATCATTATTTTTAGCCCAATTAGTAAAATCATATAACCCTTTACTAAGTGAATCTGAGAAAGCTTGAAAACCTGGTAATAATACTGATTTAAATTGGTTAATTATATTTTCAAATGTTTCATCAAATGTTTTAGATTGTTTAGCCCTTTCATTTAAACTTTCTTGTTGTTTTGCAATAATTGATAATTGGTTATTTGAAAATTTATTAAGATTTTTAATAAAATGATCACTACCATTTAAATTTATTTTAAATTCTTTTGAATCTTGATCAAAAAAACCTCTTGCTGAAATAAAATCTCTTATATCATCATCAAAGTTTCCAGTTATTTCTGTTTTAATTTTACTAAATTTAGCTGCTTTTCTAGCTGATTCAGTTAATTCATCAAGACTTATACCAGTTGCCTTTGAAACCTCTCTCAATCTATGTAAATCCATACTAGCAATATCAAACTCACCAGTTTCACGATTAAACTGAGCTGTACTAGCACTAGCTTTGGTTATATCTTCAGTTAATCCAGCCATATCGGTTCTAGCTTTGAACATAAGTTTGAATGGATCACCTAAAGTAGCCCACTTACCACCTAAAACTGATAAACTAGAAGCCATTTCGATAGCACCTTCAGGGTTAAAAACTTTTTCCGCAAAACCAGAAACAGATTCTAACTCTAATTTAAACTTACTGGCTAGGTTAGCCATTTTTTGCACACCTTTTATACCACCTTTAAAATTATATGTTTGAGCAATTCTCAAAGATTTTTTAATATTTTCAGTAACTGAAATACTATTCAGTCCCATACTGTGTGAAAGGTTCATAGACTCCTCCATAAAGTCTCTAGAGGCTTCTACGGAATAATTGAAGGTTTCCATACTAGCAGCAAATTGAGCTGCATTTTCAGTACCTAAAATAGTTCCTTCAGCTAATTCAGCCATAGCTTCGTTACCTGATTGAGTTAATGTAACAGCCCTACCAATCTCACTACTATAAGTGGATTGCATTTTAGCTAAGTCTTTAGTGTTAACACCTATTAAATTAGTGTTTACGGATGCATTATATAAATTATTACTAAAACCTTTAGATTCATTTGATAAAATACCCATTTGTAATTGAGTCATTTTAACCGCTTTCTGTTGATTAAGTAGATAACCAGTTTGTGCTAAAAGTTTTTTTGTTACATTACCTAAAATATTAACTGTTGTACCTATGGTAGCATTTATTTTAGTTCTAGTATTTAAAAGTATAGATAGAGTTGCACCCTCTTTTTTTAATCCATCTACATTTTCTTTAGCTAATTTTTGTTGTTTTTTTAATAGATCTATTTGATCTGAATGGTCCTGTGTTCTATCATTTTCTAATTCAGTTATTTTTTTAGCCCTTTTAAACATTTCCTTATCTAGAAAATCAATGTTGGCTTTCATTGTTTTAATTTTTTTTAATAAATCAAAATAATTATCAAGATTTTCACCAGCTTTATCTTGCATTTCAATGTAACTCCCTAACCTAGCAAGATCATCTTTATTATATTCACTCATTATGTTACGATTTTTATTTTAGAATTCTTATATGCTGTTATTTTTTGTTTTTCAGAACTATCATTATTAATGATGTGTTTAATTGATACAATATATGTATTACCTTTATTTTTAATTTTAGTTAATTGGTATGATTCACGTCTATTACTACCTAAAACCCTTATAACACTACCATTTTCCAATAATTTACCACGATATTTTTTATTCTTAACTAAAGAAAATTTATAATCTTTTCTTATGGTATCTCCCATATATTCAAAAGTAACATAATCATTTTCATCTTTAATTCCGAGAAGTTTTTTTGATGGTATTATACCTGTGGCATCCCTACCTAACAATTTATCTAACCAAGTCTTATTTTGCATTAGTTTCATTAGACCCTTATCTTGTAACATTGCATCAATATTATTAGGTATATCATCAGTATCATCTAACTCTAAATCCTCAATAACCTCTAACTCTATAACATCACTTAAAACAATCCTTTTATTACTTTTATCATAGAAAAAAATATTAAGTGCAACACCAGAATTATGACTAGTGTTTATTAAATTTTCACCTTTATAAAACCTAAATAGTTCATCACCCAAAGAAGTTAATTTTTTAGCATAGAAACCTTCCATACCAAGAAACTTACATTGTATATAATCATGACCAATATCCAAAACCATCATATTTAAGATTGAATTTTTTGTTTGATCAATTACTAACTCATTATCTTCCAACACTACTTCAGAAAGATGAATATTAAAAACATTACCAATTTCTAATTTTTCAAAATCCTTAGTTATTATTTCCCTATCAACATTAACATCATCCTTTAGTTGTTTTAATTTCTTAGCTTTTTCTTTACTAAAAGGTTTAAGTGGTTCTGTAGTTTCTTCTTCCTCATCTTCTTCCTCATCCTCAATTACAGGTTTTATTATAGTGTCATCCCCACCATTTTTATGTTCAATTTTAATATAATTAAATTGAATTTTAAATGTTGATGATTTAGGGTCATTTTTTTTTAATGATAAAACATTACCATCTATTGCGGTATCAATATTTAATTTATATACATTATTACTATCCACGGACAAGACCAACTCATTATTCATTATTTTGGTTATTGTTGAAAATTCCATCATACCTTTATCAGTATTCATGATAAATTTATCACCAACCTCAATAGATGGTAAAACATCCCTAACACTAGTTTCTAATAAAAACATATTAATATTTATCTATAATTATCATTTAATATCATCATTCCTTAATTTATTTTTTAAGGTATCACCACTAAAGGTTTTCTTTCTTGATTTTTCACCCGTTTTTTTAATAATTTCTTCCGTATCATCAGTAATTTCTTCTTCAGAATCTGATAGAAGATTTAAATAATACTTTCGTTCATATACGGGTATTGACATAATTTCATTTCTACTCATCTTAAGTTGTTGTGTAGAATATAAAATCTCTTTAAGGTATAAATCTTTAAATTTATGATTCAGGCCAAAAAAACTTTGTGTTAAAGGGAAAAAACGTAGAAACGAGACTACCTCCTGGAGTCTCGACCTCAATATTTAAATCCATACCACACTCAATAGAGTTTATATAAGTCTTAAAAGTTTTAACATCATTCAACCTCATTTTATCAATAATATTTGAAATGACATTTTTATCAGTTTCACCATTAATATCCATAACAATCTTTTTAAGTGTAAAAGTAGCTAAATCAAAAAGAGTATCACTATCACCAATTTTTTCCTTATGTGCTTCAATATCATTTAAATCACCAACAGTTAACAATCTAAATTGAATGTTATATTTTTCTGAGGGTGTTTTAAATTCAAATAAACCATTTTCATTTGGATCAACAAGTAATTCTTTAGTTTTAATAGTTGAAAGATCAATCGTTACATCAAAATAATCTAAAGTATCTGGATCCATTACTTGTATTGGGTAAATATTACCATAAGCTGTAGCTCTTAACCATAACATAATAGCATCCCTATCACCAACCAATAAATCTTCATACTTTATATCCCTATCTATAATTTTTCTTTTAAATAGTGTATCTAGAAATTTACCACTTTTCATTAAGTGTGGGTTTGTTAAAATATTTTCATCATACCCATTTAAAAAACTAACCATTATACGTTCCTTATCACCTGGATAAGTTTTTCCTTTAGAAGGTAAAGGTACTAAATCATAATCTGAATTATAATCTGGTTCTATTTCTGTAGGTTTATTAATAATAGGTTTTTCAGTAGTAGAGGTAGTGGGTTTATTAACCCCCTTTGACTTTTCTTCTAACTCTTTTTCCCTATTCTCTTTCATTAAATTGTTATAATATGCTTCACTATTTTTTTCCTCTTCAGGAAATACGTTTGGTTTATTTTCCATAATAATTTTTTTAATATATTAATAAGTATTGTGGTATTGTAAATATTAAATAAAAATAATAACCATTAATGTTTTTTATTTAAAAATAAAGTTGTATGTGACATTAAATGAAAAAACCCCCATGGTAGTGGAGGTTTTAAAAATTATTTATCATTGATTAATATAAAAGTAATGCTCTATCAAATCTAAGTTCAATTGAAACCTCAGCAATAGAATCATCATCCATCGAAAGATCACCAAAATCAGCATTAGTTATCATCGCACCTTCAAGTAACCATTTTTCAACAACAACACCGTTAGGGTCAATCATTTCAATTTCAACATCTTTCTTATACCCAGCAGCATAACCTTGCCTACCCGTTACCGATTCAGAATGTAATCTAACCCACTCCATAACTGCTTGAGTTGTAGAAGGTCCTATTGCATCTCTCAATACAACTGTAATTGATTCCCATATAAACCTACCAATTACCCAAGTAGATGTGTTTAAAAACTCTATTTCAGTCTCATTTTGACTTATTTTAGGTCTAGCAGCACTTTTTAATGTCCATTCTTGTATACCTAATTCAGAAGGAAAACGGAAAAACCAACGATTCTTTCTTTTAGGTTCATAGAAAATTGGCATGTTATTTAATAAATCTGACATATTATTTGTTTTAGTTATTTAATTATAAGTATATTGTTTTTATAAAATATATTTATTTTTTTATTATATTTAAAACCCCTCCATATAGATAAAGGGGTTAATTACTTTCATTTAGATATCATCGAATGAAGCTCCTGAATCAGTAACATCAAACCCAATATCAACATACTCTAAAGCATTTGTTGGTTGAATTCTTATCTTACCAGATAAAGTATTTCTATCTTCACCTTCAGGTGTAGGATCTAATTTAACCTCAAATTTAGTTAAACCTCTTTTCTTTCTTATGTTATCTAATATTGGGGTAACTTTACTTAAAAATTCACCTCTTAATTTATCATCGTTTTGTTCAAATAATAATCTAATACTAACAGCAGAAATAAGTTTTCTAGCTCGTAATAATAAACGTCTAACGTTGATCCTATTTAGTGGGCTATTCCTAACTTGTAAATTTTTATTACCCATAATTTTAATTCCATCACCACTAAATGTTACAATAGGGTTTATTCTTTCAGCGTACAAAATTTCTCTTTCTGGGTGAGTTAATTTCTTCCTAGCTTGTATAGCGTTAACGTTACCTCTTTGATAACCTGCGGTAGCATACCAAGGCGCAGCAATATTATCAGTTAATGCGATATTCTTAATAACCTCACCAGTTGCTGGTATATACACTAAAACATTATTCTCGTCATCATTCTTTTGAATCCAGGGCCAGTAAGTTGCAGTGTAGTTACTATCAAATTGTTGATATAATCTACTTGAAACGTCTTGAGCGGTCATTTTATCACCTTCAGACATATCAGGTGTAGTTACGATATATAAACTATCAGAACGCTCTCTCTCAATCATATCAATAGTATCTTCAACTAAATTAGTATTATCAAAAGTATCAATTCCAGGTGTGGAGAAAACATTTATGTTAACTGCTTCTGGGTTTGAAAAAGTTCTAATTCCTTCAAGGAAAGCATAATAATCTGATTCAACACCCATATCACCATTACTTAAAGCTAAAGGGTTAAATAAATCCTCGGTGGCTGGGTTTGATTTTAATTTTTGAACAGTATATTTATCTGTGTTAGATCTTCTAGTTCTATAAATATCCCAACCATCAAAACCACCACAAGGGTTTACTGTAAATTTACGTGAATAAACTTTTTCATAAGGACCATCTACAGTATCAACTTCACTACCAAATTTCGAATTACCAGTGAAAAACAACGCTTCAGCATTTTCATCTAAAATGTTTACAGCTTCTTGATCCATATGGAAACCTTTTGTATAAAATTCAAATGCTGAACCATCAACATCTAACCCATTAAAACTTAATATATCACGATCAATATCAGTAGTTGTACCTAAGTAAACACGTCTTTTATTTTCAAAATCAGTGTATTCTGTTTTATATATCATTTCTGGAGCTGTAGTAATACCTAAATTTTCTCTAACTGGATAACCTTCAAACCCTGATGGGAAGGAATCTGAATTAGGTTCATTTTCAGCCATTTCAATTAAAACATAAGAAGAAATTGCAACATAATCACCATTAGTAGTTCCAATTCTTTTACCAATAAAATTGGTAGAGGAGGGATCCATATTACATTTACTAAATCTTTCTAATTGGAGTGGATTTGCATCAGTATCACCAAATTTTCTAACAACTACATCAAACTCCCTATCATCTGGTTTAATATTACTTATTGATATTTTAATATCCTCATTAGCTGTATTACCATCAGATATGGTTTCAAATCTAAATAACCTAGAAACTTCATCACCTTTAATTTCAGAAACGATAAAAGGTGTCATAGCTGATTTATATCTAGTATTATAATTCTCAAACTCATCAACATATTCAGTTAATGAAACCACCAAGGTATCATCATCTAAAGTATCAATAAAATTTGGATATATTTCTTCAACAAAAATATCTGGTTTTGCATCATCATTAGATTTACCTAAAACTCTAGTTATGTAATTATTTTTAGTTTTATCTAAATTAATTTTATATATTTTACCTCCATCAGTTGTAAGTTCAAAATCCTCACCCATTGTAGGTGTTTCTGAAATAGTTAAATTATTACATGAGAATTCTAAAACTTCATTAGCTACGTATTTACCTCTAGACCTTAAAAGTGCTACTAATTTACCATCTACGGCTAACCCCCAAGCTTTACCAGCGTTATAACCAGAAAGACCTAACACTCTAGAAACGTACAGTTGGTTTGAATTTGTTAAATATGATTTTGCTATATAAGGTAATTCATATCTTAATGAGTTATTATCTTTAATTTTTTCTGGATTAAGTCCACCAAAGAACTTTCTCATTTCAGCGTAGTTTGAAATGTAAATAGGTTGGAAAGCAGGTCCTTTAGTTGTTTCACCAACCAAACCTAAACTTGTTACCCCTACGTTATTACTTACAAAAGTCAAATCATTTTCTGAAGTGTAAACCCCTGGACTTACGAATACTCTATTTGAACTCATCTATTATGTTTTTTATTTTTTTTACAATTATTATTACTTAATAATAAATATAAAATCATTTTAGAAACGACTAACATTAATGAAATATTTTACTATTATGGGTTAAGTAATAGTACCATTAAGTATTAAAGAGCCTATAGTATCATCTTCTTTTAATAGTTCGACTTGTAAAATATCACTTCTTTTAAGATTGAATGGAAATATT